TAAGTGTCTTGACTAGTTCCCACATTTGATTCAAATGTGTTTGAGTCATCACTTTATTCTCAAGCTCAACTTGTGATCCATTGGTAGAACCAACGCGAATGACATCCGTTTCTTCTTCACCGGTTTTCACCGTGATGCCACCAATTCGATAGCTGTTCTCATTTTTAGTAAATCCCTTTAACATGTATGATTCTGGAGTGATTTCAAAGTTTGTGGGTGCTAGTCTTTTTATTGTTAATTCACCCTTGCGGTTAAAACTTGCAAAACCACCTTCAAACTGAGCAATCAAACCGATTGCTTGGCGAAACGTATATCCTACAGGTTTCTGAACCCACTCAGTTCCAAGAGAAGCAAATGAGGCTTGATCAATTTCAACACCTGCTAAATTAGCTATTTCTAACGCAACTTCCCGATATGGCTTAGGATAGGTTAATTTTGATTCATATATTCCTTCCATATAAATCATTTTGTCATTTGCAGTAATTGTAGTCTTATTACTGTTTCTATCACGCTCAAAGTCTGTTATAAAAAAATGACCTAATTTAGTGAACTGATATTCACCATTAATTAAAATCCCCAACTCTGGTTCAATTTCTAAATCTTCTTTCACTGTTTCAATAATTGTTGGAAAAACTACCTGAACCGAATTCAGAGGGGTTGAACCAATCTGAAACACTTCACCCGATATACTGCCAGAATTAAAAGAGAGTGAGGTAATTTCCTCACTCCCATAGGTGATATCATTCATTTTTAATCTGATTGACAATTGCCTTGATGTATTAAGCCAAGCAGCATGAATTTCTTCACTTGTGGCTAACAAATTTCCTCACCTACCTCTCAATAAAACTCATCGTTAAGCCTTCCCACTTTGGCAGTTTATCATGCCAAGAGTATGCTGGAGCCGTTCGATCACCGACATAGAATGTTTTTGTAACAATGCCACCTTCCATGGGATCTGGATAAGTGACTTCAAAAAATACCGGCATCACCGCTTTTAAAATTGGTGAAATTTCTGCATCAGTTAGCGGACCCCACTCAAGGTCCATTTTCCTTTTTGTGGTTAGATAATCACGGGTCATATCACCTTTGGCGTTACGACCAGAATCACCATCAACCGCTTGGATACCAGCTGTAAACTTTTTAGGATTCTTGATCGTAACACCATTTATTTTTAAATATCCAGCCATAAAATCACTCCTTCCTATATGTTTAACTCGGTATACCCAAGCTGTTGATGGTATTTGTTGATTTCTTTAACTGCAATACGTCCGAATTCTTTACCGCCAATATTAATGACAATATCACCATTTGGCGCTTGTGTTGGCGTTGCTCCCAATGCAGAAATAGCATTCATCAATGTGGTTACCATAGATGAAGTGAAGTCTTTCATACCGCCACCTTCATAGTTCATTTGATTGTTGTTACTAAACGTACTGTTAGACGGTGTGAACGTTGGTTCTTGGAACATTTCCGGCAACACTATACTTGAATTGAACATATCCAGTCCAAGATACTCAACGGCTTGTTGAATCAATTCAGCGGCACGTTGTGGTTTCTCTAGTGGAATAACCATCTCTTTCTTGTTTCCTTCGCCCATACGGTATAAACCGTCTTGATTGACTATGCCGCCGTTTTCATAACCTACAATTCTTCGACCAGTTGGTCCCCAACCTCTGCGACCATAAGGTAGGTCATACCGCCAATTTGAATTATTGAAGAAAGCTAACAATTGATGATAGCCATTAAAAATATTTTCATAGCCGCGAAGTTTATAAGCATTAAACGTGGACGGGATATATTGAAGCAGGCCTCTTGCTGGGTTCCCATTTGCCATGTTTATATCCCACACAGCTGAGCTTTGAGTAATACTCTGATTACCACCAGACTCTCTTTGAATTTGAGCGAGAACTCCATTAATTTCAGAACTGCTAATCCGCTGTCCTAGTTTGCTTGCAGCCTGTTTGATTTTCGATGTCCATCCACCATTACCTACAGCAGCACCGCCGATTGCACCAAACGAAGCATTTTTGTCGATATCGCTTGGTCCAAGAGATCCATTGATATGCAAGTGATCGTAGTGGTCATTCTGCGGCCATCTTACCCAACTGCCACTTGATCCAGTACCAGACATTCCTTTACGGTCTCGAACTTTCCCTTGAGTGATTACATAAGCTACTTTTGATGCAAAGTTATCAAACACCCAATTGGCAGGAGCCATGTATTTAGATGATCCATTCATACTTGCTGGATACGCAACGTCAATTGCCTGATGCTTCCCATGGGAATGAGGGTCCCCTGGTCTGAAACCAGAGGTGATTCGCATACCTGGATATCGATCGACAGTCTTTCTAGCGATATCGTATAGGTATTTGTATACACCCCAACTTCCCATTGATCCATCAAACGAACTATTTTGTGCTTCATGTCCTGCAGCAAATTTTGATTTAAACCATTCATAGGAACCCTCAGCAACAGTTCCAACAGCTCCTTTAGCCATTGATAATGCTGGCTCAAAAGCATTACTTAAATTAACAAATTTGGAAACTGCAGCATTCAATAACTTTTTAGGATTAGATGCATAAGACCAAATGTCTGAAGCAATTTCTTTTGCACCATTCCACTTTTCTTTGAACCAGTCACCTATTCCGTTAGCATAGGCCGGCACTCCGTACATTGCAGCAGTCTTTGGACCACTCAACACAGATGTTCCTTTTGGCAAATTTACCATCAAATTTCGCTGTGCCGGGAAGATACCTGTGCGACCGTCTGGCGTACGATAGGCTTCTTGATAGTTAGATCCTAATCCATCATTGACTAAAGCAGGCCCACCCGGGTGATATCCAGTACCTCTTGCATATTTGGGGACTTCCCACGAAGATAGCGTACTTTTTCCAGCTCCCACCTTTTTTAGAACCCAGTTGATACCATCAATGACGCCATTAACACCCTTACCTATTACACTAATCATGCCATTGAAGATCTTTCCAGCACCATCTTTTACAGACTTAACACCATTACTTAAACCTTTTCCGATTTTGCTTCCAAGACCATTTGCCCAATCGCCAATCTTTTCAAAAACACTCGAAGCAGTAGACTTCATCGAATTTAAAGAATTGCTCATATTTGTTCTTAATGTTGAAAAAGCATTGCTAGCGTTATTCTTAGCTGCTCCGGCCTGGTTTGAAACCTTATCTTTGATTTCATCCCATTTTGATCGCGTATTGCTCCAAGTCTCAGACCATCGATCAGAGACATTTCTTTTTAATTCTTGCAGTCTTGTTGAAGCATTTTCCTTAGCGGTTTTGGCTTTAGACGAAATAGTAGTAGAAAAGTTATCCCAAGTGTCCTTGGTGTTTTTCTTAACATCTGACCATCTGTTACTTACAGATTTCCAAATATCAGAGGCTTTATCAGAGACTGTTTTTTTCGCATCATTCCATTTTTCGCTAGTCCACTTAGTAACTTTTCCCCAAGCTTCTGAAGTGGCCGTTTTAATGCCATCCCATTTTTCTCCAATCCATTTACCAAGTTTCCCTGCTGCTTCTTTAATCGTATCCCAATTTTTCCAAAGTAACACACCTGCAGCTACAGTTGCAGCAATCGCAATGGTTATTGGCCCACCTAAAACTGCTACTACTCCACCAATTGCACTGCCCACAGCCGATAGAATTCCAGCAAGTCCACCTATTGAACTGAGGAAACCGAATATTGAACTCAATACTCCGACGACTGTAGATAAGATACTTAATAATTTTAAGGTCGCCACAAATGTTCCGAAAACAATTACAAAGTTAGAAAAACCTTCAGAGTGCTTGGTTATCCAATCCCCTATATCAGATAATACGTCGGCTAAAGATTCTATGAATTCAACAACTACTCCGCCAGTCCATGTTGCTATAGGTTTTAAGAAGTTATCCCACAACCATTTAAAAGCAGGCTTTAACCCCTCGATAATTCCGTTTAGTAAATTTAGAGCACCACTAAGTAAATCTAAAAATGCCGGTATGACATTTTCTATAGTAAATTTTGCTAACGGCAGTAAAACATTCTCATAAAACCAAGCTAGTCC